AAAGTCATAGGTTCTTTGGGCTGCTACTAATGTTTGAGTATTAGTTGTTTTTAAAAAAGGATATTCTTGACCATCTTGTATTATTAATCTTATGCTGTTATTAACGGCATCTTTAACTAACCCTTGTACGTTACGTACAGTAGTAAAGCCATCACCTGCAGTATCCAGAGTAACTTCATTTAGTCTTCGTAATGTATCATTTACAAGTGTGATATATGTAGTTGCCATTTATATAACCTTCAAATAAGATGAGAGGGGCAAGTTGCCCTGCCCCTCAAATGTTTATTTATGCAAGTGTGTCACGGTCTACTTCATTAGCAGCCATGTCACCCATTTCTGTGCAGTCCATCAAAACTGCCCAGATACGCAATTTACCTGAAGTAACTGCTCCACCAGATAGTGATGCAATTGTCAAGTCAATGTTGTCATCTGCGACAGCCATTACTGGTTGATACGCTGCAGGGTTCTGAGCAACTACTGCAGCAGCAGAGGTTGCATCGAATCCGTCAACAAATACATCAGCATCTACCATTCCAAGGTCTACAGTAAATGTAGAGCCATCAGAAGCAGTATCAACTTCAATACCTGCATTAAGAACCATAGTTCCCTTTTTAACCGCAATTACTGGAATAACATCAGAAGCAGCTAATGCGCTACCTTTGTCAGACAAAGCAGTTGCTAAGTTTAAAGTGGTTTCAACCATGTATGGATTGCGACCACGCTGCGAAACGCCACGTGCAGAAGCAAGAGTATTGTCACCAAGTGCCATTATCTAGTCCTCCCTTATCGCAAGTTGTATATCGCATTAACCAACGCTTCAGGGCGTAAGATTTTGCGACCATATAGATGCATACCACGAACAATGTCAGCAAAGCTGTCAGGGTCACGATATGTTTCTGTCTTATTGATCTGCTCCGCAGTTGCAACCGCTGAACTGTGACCGCCTACGATAACACCGTAGTTAGTCGCATTTGAAGCTGCTTCTGTTGAAGGACCAGTACCAATAGTAGGTAGGTTGTTAGATACATGTACCTGAAAACCGTGTAGGTTATTAACTACAAGACCATTTCGTATTCCACCTGACTCACCGAAATCTGCATTTTGAAGACGTGAATCTTCGTCACGTAGAATTTCCATGAATACTGGGTCTACAACAAGCCATCTACCTTGTGAGTCAACGTTTTGTTGATCCAACTTACGTGCCATACGAGCAATAAGTTGTAGTGGGTTTGCTTCACCTGCAGTTGAAGGTGTAGCTGTTGCACCACCTGTTCGAGGTAGAAGTGCAATTGACTGACCGCCTGTACCTGCGTTAAAGTCAGAACCATCTAACTTCATTGAGGAAAGCAATTCGTCAGAACCTGCAGTGGTTACAGCTTTAGAACCGTTAACAGTTGTGTTAGCAGTGTTAGCATTACCATGTATTGCAGATTGTTTAAAGCCAGATAAATAACCAAGTACATCTTGGTCAAACTGGTCTGATAGTCTATATGCAGCACGATCAGATGCAAGACTACCGAAATTCACGTGTGAGTGAGCTTCTTCAATATCATCGACTTTGAAAGCAAAGTAGTTAGCTTTGTCAATAGTCAATGAAAAATCTTCATCATCTAAATCTTGTGGTGTAATAGTTGTACCACGTGCATATGATTTAACGGTGATTTCAGGTTCTTTAATAATTTTTACTGAATCACCCATTTGGGCTATCTCTCCGAAATAATCAGAGTTTGTGATAGCTTCAACAACAGATGCCTTGCGGAAAGCAAGTTGCACCTGTTTGGAATAGATTACTGGACTAAAGTTACCATTTGGTAAATTGCCGTAACCTGCTGCTGTTGAAAACGCCATTATGGTTTCTCCTTATATTAGCAGTAACAGATGCGAAACACACAGATATTCTACTGGAGGCTAGACATCGTAGGGTGCATATTTACAACACTTGGCCTTTGCGTTGTATTTATGGGCCATGATTTACTAGGTAAGTCCGTAAGCCACTGTTGTTTGCTTGGGGATATAGCTAACGCAGGTATCCATATAGGGGCTGCGTTAAACTACGATACATATAGTTATATCATAAATAACTATAATGTCAATACTTTTTATCTAGCTGACCCAGATAAATCGTATATAAAGTTGCCTGTACGAATAGCTTCCATAATCTCATCAGAGTTTCTTTCGTATTCGACTGCAGACATTTTTTGTACATCAGACTCTTTGATCGCATTTCCCTGTGGATCAGACTGAGGTTTACTGCGTTCATTCCGTGTACCCACAGAACGTGCAGCGTCTTTTGATGAAGCAGACTTTTTAGGTTTAATATTCTTATCTGCTTTATACAAATCAATTGCTCGTGCAGCAGACCTTGCATCTGCATCATTTTCATAAAGAGCGTCTTGTACCCACTTGGGTTGTTCTTCTGCCCATTCATGGAAATCGTCACTGTCACGAATCTCACCAAAATCAGGATGTAGTTTAAGTAATTCAACTTCAGCTTTCTCTCGTGTAGCTGTAGCTTTCATTTCGTCTATTTCTTTTACACGTGCTTCAAGACCTTCTGATTGTTCACGTGCTTTTTTAATTGCAATAGTTTCTACGATACCTGCTACGTCAGGATATTGTTTTGCCCATGCTTCAATATCTTCGTCTGACTTTGGTAGTTTAATCTCACTCTTAGTAGACTCAGTTAGTTGTTGCTCTAATGCTTTAATACGATCTTCATATTCTTTTTCTTTTGATTGTTGATGTCTACGTAAATCACCATATCGTTTTTTAAAGCTACGTTCCTCTGCATTTTTAGGTTCTGGTTCTTTAGACTCTTTAGCCTCTACCTCTTCACCTTTTTGTTCTGCGAGTAACTGTTCTAACTCTTCTTCTTCTTTCTTTACTCTTTCTTCATTAGTATACTTGCGATTTGCAAATGCTACTTTTTTTGGTGACTGCATTTCTTCAGCCATAATTTGTTGTTCTGACATTATCTGTCCTTTCACTAGGGCCACCGTAGCCATGTTGGATGGGGGATGGGTAGCTAGTCATATTGGTGGGTAATTATTTTGTGCGACTTGCTAATCCACCTTTAGCAAAACCTCTTGTTACACCACGTTGCATATCTCTTACAACACTTTCTGTTCTATCCATAGCTGCTTTTCCTGATGCAGTAGATGTTGCTTTTTTACCTGCATCACTTGATTTATATCTATCTACATCTTTTTGAGCTTTTTTACCTGCATCTCTAAGTCTTTCTTGACGTTTTCTTCTATCTCTTCTATCTTTAGCACTTGTGTCTTTGGGTTTATCGTCAGACACACTAGATAGATAACTTTCTATCTCACCTTCTGTAGGTAAACTTCCTGTGCCTAATGCATTAATTGTTCCTGTAAAATCTAAGTTTGCATCACTATCTTCTGCTCTTTGTTTTTGAGCTATGAGGCTAGATAATTCTGGGGAATCATCAGTATATTGTTTTATAAAATTCATTAAACTTTCATAAGCATTTGTAGTGCCTCGTTCATTTATAGTTAATGAACGTGCTAAAGGATTTAATATACCTTCTTTTATTTGATCGTACCCTCTATAACCAGTGCCAGAGTATGCTTCAGTTTGTAAGCCTTCATCTCTAACACTTTGAGATTGTACTGTAGGGTCAAATATTTCATCTGCTTTAGGTGCTATTTTTTGTTCTAATCCTGTTTGTATACCAGATCTGTCTGAGATTAAATTTTGTCTAGTATCAAATCTAGGAAGACCAGTTTGAGCACCCGACCTATCTACAGGTGGTGCTTCTGGTTCAAAAACTGGAGGTGTTATATCACGAACAGGTGTTATAGTTCTATCATCATATGGAGCATCTGCAGCAGGTGCTATCCTATCTTCAGCTTGAGGTGGTGTATCTACATCTAATCTACCAGATGGAAAAGCAGATTTAGATACTTGTTCAACTTTTGTTTTAATATCATCAGGCGATTCACCTTCATCATCCGTAGTTATTTTAGCTACATCTTCCATTACTTTTTCTTCTTTTTCACCTATACCTAATGCCTCTGCAATTGGTTTAATGAAACCGCTTATGGCTTGAGCTATTATACCTTTACCTTCTTTAGTTGTCAACCTAGTTTTTATTTTATTTAACTCATCTATCTGAGCTTGGCTTTGTGCGCTGCCTATCTTATCATCTAACATAGATATAACTTTATTCTTTTGCATTTTATTAAAACCTGCAAAAGCTGCACCTAACATTGGATTAAGTGCTGCCACTACACCTGTGCCAATATTACCAAAGGTAGATATTTTATTTGCTTCATCAATCCACATCTGCATACCTGCTTCAGTGCTTGTGTCCATATTCCAACTACCTGCTTCTTGAAATGGAGAACGTCTTACTTGTCTGCTATCACTGCCACTATCTGTTGGTGTAGTTGGTATAGCCTCTTCTGTCTCTGTTGGTGTGTCTTCAGGTAACTCACCCTCTGGAAAGAAACCTACAGGAATTGGATACAAAGGTTTACCATCAGGACCAAATGGTATAAATCTTACTTTACCTTCTTTGTTTACATATTTCTTAACATTTGAAAAATCTGGATCAGGTAAAGTTGTATCAAAACTTTCTATATTTATAGGTGCAGTTTCTACGCCTTGATCGACAAACTTAGGAAGATAGCCACCATTACTCATATGAACTACACCACCTTGTGCCATCTCTTTAGGTTCTTCACCCTCTCCTGCAACTATAATAAGATCAGCCATATTAAATGGTAAGTCATCTGGCATTGTAGCTTCTTCGCTGTTACCCATTTGACCCATAGCTTCCATTTGTTTTAAACCCATCTTAGCTTCTTGTCTTAGCTGCATTAGTCTTTCTAATCCAAGATAACGTACTACGTCAGCAGGAAAAACAAACTCACCCTCACTTAACATTGCAGGTATATCATCTCTAACTTCTTCTTGAGTAGATCCTACAGGTACATCGTTTCCAGATACAGGATCAACAGAGCCGCCCTCATCTTTTAAGCCACCTTCGTTAAATAGTTTCATTTGTTCTTGCATAGGTACTGCTCCACCTTCGTTAAATCGTAGACCTTGTGCTTCAGGATTAAACTCAAAATCTGTTATGTCTATTTCAATTGCATCAGCTTTATATGGTAGCCGTGTATTTGTTAATCTTCCTTGTGCATCTTCTTTATATGGACCTCTATATTTTAATTCTTTTGTACCATATTTAATTTTACCTTTAGTCTCAGATTTAAGACTATTTAAAACTTTTGTTACTGCATCTTTATATAAAGGTTTAAAAATTTTTTCAAAATAATCCGTTGCATATTCGTCATAGTTAAAACCTTTTTTCTTTCTAGCTTTTTCATATGCTTTAAATAATTGTTGATCAGACGCTAAAGCAGAATCAAAAGTCTCTAGTCTCATTTTTGCAATTTCTCTAGGATTAGGAATAACAATTTTATCAATCCCATTACGTTTTGCATACGCAATATTTGCTAGTATTAATTTTCTTACATAACCACTTCTACTATCAACAGGAATTTTTTGAATTGATGCTGTGTTTTCCTTTTGTCCACTATATACCTTAACTAATTTTTCAGATAATTCATTAAAAAGTCTATCAATATCATTAACAAATTGTCCTTCTGGATCTGCAGAACCTTGAGCATTTACTAAAGCATCATCTACTTTAGCATCTGAAAAATCTGAATTATCTATTAAAGCATTACGAGCAGCTTTAATAAGTGTATTTCCTTCAGGTCTTTTACCTGTTTGTTTTTCAATTTCATCTTTAAATAAACCTGTATAAGTTTCATCCTCATTAATTAATTTAATATCATCTACAGTATTTACATTATAAGGAGAAAAATTATTAGTAATATGAAGCCTAATAATTTCTTCTACATTTGGATTTGTATATACATTATAATTAATACCTGCGTACATAGATTCATTGTCAAATGACCCTATTAATTGATCGTAGTCTTCTGCATCTGGATTAAATTCAATCCCTGTTAGATACCCATCTTCTCCTCTTCGTTTAGCTACATCACTTTGTATTTCTTCTATTAAAAGGTAACGAGGTCTATCTATTATTTTTTGTTGTAATTGAGTAGGAGCTTCACGTCTAATAGAAGACCTACTATGTCCTATATTACTTTTTCTTCCTAAATGAACAGCAGATGAACTTTCTGTATATTTTTGTTTTCCTTCTACTGTTAATTCAACATAATCTTCTTCCGCATCCATTACACTTTGTCTTTGTGTATCTTTATATTCTGGAAATCGTAGTTTTTCTATAGTATAATCTGTCGATCCTTTTTCTTTTGCTAAATCTAAAACTTCTTCTTTAGTATATAAACGTTTAGGATCAAGATTAATATCAAAAGATTCTAATTCTGTTTTATCTACATTGGGTGCTCGTTTTCTTAAATAAGCACTAATATTTTCTCCTTTAGTCCCCCCTTTACCAATAGCCATATTTTCTATAGCAGAGTAAACAGGGGAATATAATCTTCCTACTATTTCTTCTTTTTCTAATCCTATTTTTTCTTCGTCTACAGCTTTTTGATTTGTGTCCGACAAAAGAGATATTGTATCATCAAGCATTGGATCACCAACTTGATCTGGCGATTTAAATATATCCTCAGTTTGTTTTACTAAAGGATTAATATCTTTACTTGGTTTAATTTTAGAGGTTTGATTCTCTACGATATTTTTTACGGCTTTAGTAAATATACTCATGTTATTGTGCCTTTAGTACTTCATCCCTGAGTAATTTAAGTCTACGTAACTGATATACTGCTCCTTGTGCTCTATGCACAGCAACTGTATTGTCCGTTTGCTCCATTACTCTATGCTGTTGATCTATTAAAGTATCTATATACTTTTCAAACTTATCCCACTGGGAGTGGTTGCTGACCAACCCCTTGAGCTTGTTGAGGTGCTCCCTGTCCTGCATTTCCACTAAATCCTTGTTCTTCAGGTAGTGGAGCTTGACCTACGCCTATGTTTCCACCACCTGCTCCTGATGTGTCCATTGGGTTTGCACCTGCAGGAGCACCTTGTTCTACTTGCTGTTCTTGTTGAAATTGTTTCATAAGTTCAGCTTGTATAGCAGCATCATTCATATTGTTGGTAACTTTGTCGGGGTCAAGATCAAGAGATTTTGCAATCTCACGAATAATATATTGAAACTTAGCAAATGGTGCAAGTGCAGGGTTAGATGATACTTGCAAGAATTGCATAAGCCTTTGGCTACGTACTTCGTTAGCCATGAGAGATTCTGTTCCACGTGCTTTGACTTCTAGATCACCTTTTATCTCAGGGTCAAAGTCAAACTGCATATTAAATCTAAACAGCCCCTCTCCTAGTGGACGTAATAAATAATCGTCTACATTCTTAATAACATTTTTGATTGTGCCACTAGCTGCACCCATCAGCATACTAATACCACTGGCAGTTCTTCCTACACCCATGACACCTGTTTGTCCATGAGCAAAAGAAGGAAAACCTGTAGACTCATCAGCTAGTACTCTTGCTTTGTCAAATAGCTGTAAGTTCTCACCTGCAACATTTGGAAACTTAGTGCCAAAGATAGCTTGCCCTGGAGCACCACCTTGTCTTCTAAATACTTTCCCTGGATATACTGATAAGTCTTGGCCTGGAACTAAGTTAGTTTCATCTACCTCTATCAACA